ACTCTTAATCTTCCAAATGCATCATAAGCATTTGATCCATTTCCACCACCAATTACGGTTGGTTCTACATTGACATTGTTACATCCAGACATTAGCAACCAAACCTCATATTAAACCATGTAAATCTTTCTAGTTCTTTTCTTAAATCATCTTGATATGAAAAATTTAATTCATCTTTCATTGTAGATATAGATTGTAAAATCTGTCTTTGATTTTCTGGATCGTATTCTTGTTTTGGTTCAGGTATATATGTGCTTATTTTAGCCATTATCTTCTTCCATCCGGTCTTGCATCTACTCTCAAAGTTCCATAACGCCACGTTTCACCGGTGCCGTCATTTTCTATTTTAATTGAAAGTAATCTTCCTCTTGCTCGTGTGTCTACTTTATCAGTAGATGATGTTATTGTAAATGGACCTAAAGGTGAACTAGTCGCAGTTCCACTTGGGTAATCATTTAATAATAAAGTTATTTTTGAATTACCGGTTAATACTTTGAAATCAGGTACAAATCTTTTCATAGACATAATAAATTCTCCATCACCTCTAAAGTCTGCCATTCCTGTTGATTGACCGGTGATATCTCTTGTTGCCGATATATCAAAATCTCCAGATTGAATATAAGCATTGATAGATGTGGTGCCTGATGAATTGATTTGATCAGTTCCGGTTTCATGAGCATAGTAAGTTGATGCACCAAATATATTAGTTACACCTTGTATATTAAAAGCAGGGGTATCCGTAGTTACATAGTTAGTTGCATAAGGTAGATCATAAACTCCTTGATCAATATAACTTGATCTTCCTAATGAAGATGTTGTCCAACAATTTTCTCCATAGTTAAAAGTAACGCATCTATCATTTTGAATAGATCCATCTTTAGGATAGAACCAATTAATTTCATTATATAAAGTATTATGAGCTGCATAAACAATTTCTGATGCAGAATAATTAATTCCTAAATTATCTCCAGTTGTTGTAAATACGAAGTCTTCTACTAAACAAGGTATGGCTTTAACGGTACCATCATACATAAAGAATCCACCTTCACCAGACATCCAAAAAACAATACCGTTTGAATAACTTAAAGCATGTTGTGCAATTAATCCACAATTGGTACCAACTTGTCTAACTGAAAAAGTAAATGGTGGACCTACATATTGAATTACATATGCAGAACTATCTGTTAATACTAATGTGTAATCTTTACCAGATACCGCTCCAACTATAACATTACCTTTATCTAATCTAAATGTTCCAGCAGTATTCGTTGCCGTTGGTTGATAAGTATTATAATCTTCTTGATTTGAAAATCTTATAAACATTGGATCTTGTGATGAGGTATCTCCAATAGTTGTTTCAGTACCAAAATGAAATACATGTCGATCTCTATCCGATACCTGTGTGATTCTTGTTTTAGTAGGTGCACCAGTCATAACTGTTGCTCTAATATCCCTAGCTCCAGCAGCTCCAGCATTCCATGTATAAGTCTTACCATTAAAAACAGTTGCAATTAATATTTGTCCAAAGTTATCTAGACTCCAGTTGCCTGGATCCAGAATTACGTTACTGGTTGTTCTAGGCGTTCCCCATGTTTCTTCATTCCAACCTGCTGCACCCCAACCAAAACCAGGAGTTTCAATCGTAGGTCCAACATAAACATATGGATCAATTTGTGCGGATCCGGTACCTGATGTAGTGCCTGCAGAATTAGTAGGCATAGTAATATCAAAGGTATTAGCTGTAACATTAGATATTTCAAAAGTGTTTTGTGTAAAATCAGTAGCATTATATCCAGAACCTGTTGGAATAGTTACAGATGAAAAAGTTACATAACGACCTGTTTCTAAATTATGAGATGCTTTATTTACAGTTACTATTGGTGAACCTGTCGTTGCATCAAAATCTGCTCCAGTAATTGCAGTATCCAAAGGAGTAATATCGTAAAATTGATCTGAATAATAAACAAATAAGCCTTGTGAAGTTCCTATAGCTACATATTTTTCACCTGCTATAGATATCCAAGCATGTTGTGCACGGGCTGCTCCAGGTAAGGTTTGATAAGGAAAGGTAAGTTGTTTCCACCCACCTATTTTTTCAGGTAGTCCATATCTAAATCTAACAAAATCACCATCAATCCATTGCGACTCGCCTCCGGAGTCCGTGACCATTTTATTAAATCCAGGTTTAAAGTTAAGTTTTTGTAACATAGAACTGACATTATAATACTATTTTACGAATGATGGTAGTCCTAACATTGGTCTACCGTCAAACTTATTCTTTTCAGCAAAAGGCCCATTTACATGATTATAATGTAAAAATACTTGTCCACATACTTGACCATCAAATGGTTCTCGCCAATGCTCTAACTCACAACCACTATATACTAGCATATCGCCTGGATCAAGTAATACCTTTGTACCTGCTGGTGCATTAGGTTTTATTATACCTTTATATTCATCAATAACAGTATCTGCGCCGGTGCCATCGATAAATATAGGCCAAGGATCGCCACCTAAATTTAATGTAGTAGATATTTCACAAGAAGGTCTATCTTTATGTCTTCTTAATATATCTCCGTTTTTATATATTCTTGCATAAGAATAAGTTGGGATTAATTGTAATCCTGTCTCAGAAGCCATGACTGGTAATATCTTAACTAATAACGTTTCCATTACAGGATCTGCATAATGCGAATACGTATTAGGTATCTGTGTATCTCCCCAAGTACCAAACATACCATTGTCATAAATAATATTATTTTGATACATAAAAGCAGCTGCATCTCTTTTAAGTAAAAAATAGTTAAAGACAAAATTAGCTAATTCATAACTAACTGCTTTTTTAATTACTTGATATTTATTGAAAGCCATCTTGTATAAAATTAAAACTGATTGATATCCTTATATCATTGGTTTGATTAGGTTCAACACAATGCCATAACCATGCAGGAAACATTATAATTCTTCCCGGTACTGGTTCTAAATGTGCTTCACGCCATAAATGTTTTGGTGGTCTACCTTGTTTTCTAACAGGCATCATAGTTTGTATTCCTGGTCTTGGATCATTAACTACTAACTCTCCAGATTCTTTAGTAGCTTTAACATAATAGACACCACTATATAATGAATTAGGATGTACGTGTGGTCTATTATAACCACCTTGATAATTAATATTAGCCCACATATTACCTAATCTTGGTTTACGATCTAACCATTCTTCTATGTAAATTTCTTCTTGCATCTTATACAGTTCATTAACCAAATGTTGGTATTCTGGTTTTAAATGCATATCCGTTGTAGAATGCCAACCATTCATATTTGTTTTTTTAACTCCTGGATCTTGTTGACTCCAATTAATGATATGATTCGCTAGAGTATTATTATCTAGTTGAATATCTTTACCATAAATAATAGTTGGAAAGAATTGTTCTTTAATCATCTAAATGGTTTACCTCCAAACCAAACTACCAAAGATTGTCTAACACCACGTCTAACAGGATTGACTCTATGATTTAAAAATGATGCAAAGATAATTGCGTGACCTTGTTTAAGTTCTGCAAATTTACCTGGTGCCATTAATTCTAAATCACCACCTTCAAACTCTGCTGGATCATTTAATAATAAAGTCATTGATATTTTTCTAACGGGTGGTTCGTGTTGCATATTAACATCACAATCCATATGCCAATCATAGAATCCACCTTCAGGATATTCTGTAAACTGTGCATTCTCCGTTACTCGAATATCACCAAATCCAAAATGATTTTCATTTGCTTTTTGTATAAAAGAATGAAGATCACGATACATATGTGGCATTTCATTAAATGGAATCCAACTAATTGTGGTAACTCTTTTTTTAGTATCAACACCGCCTCCTGGTTTATTCATACCGACTTGTGCAGTTTGTGGTTTTTGTCTTCGACCACATTCAATAATCTGTCGACATTGATCTGGTGTAAATAATGGTGTCGTTGTTTGAACTATCCAACTTTTCCATTTTGGTTCTGTCATATGCATATTTTCGTACATTAACTTACTCCTCTGTTTTCAATTGGGTTGTATGCTACATCACAATTTGCAGCTAGGGTTCTTCTCATACCTTGACCATTGAATGGATACACACAGTGTCTCATATCATATGGAAAGATATAAAAATCTCGTTCTTCCGTATTTGGTTGATAATCTACATTTGCAAACTGACCCGATGCTGAACCTAATATTTGTAATCGTCCATTTTGTGGTTGATGTGCTGATGAATATTCTACACCATAACTTTCAGGTAGTTTTAAAATCATTACAGAAGATAAACCTGTATATAAATTACCTTGGTGCACGTGCACTGGATTATATTCGTGTGCTTGCATTTGATTGACCCAAATAGAATTTAAATGCATTTTGTAGTTTTTAACTTTATTCCATTTTAAATAATGGTCATACTTTGACATAAACCAATCTAATACTATTTTAGGCAGCAGGTTATGTCGAACCATTTTAGATTGATCTTCACCATCATAGAATAAACTATGTTCATTATGTATTTTACCTACTAACTGTCTATTAGCAGGATGTAAGTTTTGAAAATTAGATTCATAGACGTGGTTAATTATTTGATACACATCTAAAGGTACTTTATATCGCAATACCGATTGACCTAAAAATATAAAATTAAAATCGGATGTGTCCATACTTCTGTCTAATTCTTTCTGGAATTTTTTCAATATAAGGGTTGTACACCATTCTTACTTTACCTGAAAATAATTTATGCATATTACTACCAACAACTCTATCATCATAAGATATACCATTTACAGAAACCTGACTAGGGTTTTCAAAATTATGGTTAAAATAAGGTTCTTCTAAAAACTCATATATTTTTCTAAATTCTTTTTCAGGATCTGTAACAATGTCATTATATTTTACAAAATGACATATACTAGGATAATTAAATGCATTTTTAATTGCTTCTAAATCTTTTGCAACTGCACCATCTTTATTCATAATCATTCCTAATTTTTCATCATCATTTTTTAAATTGTATCGATTAGGAAAAGCATCAGGGTTTTCTGTATACCATTGCATATAACTAGCTAACACATCCATTAAATCTCTTAATAATACTATTACTTTAAAAGGTCGTTTATAATGTTTTTGCATTAATCCAAAATTACCAGGAGTCATTACAGGACCACGATCGATAATTATTCTTTGAGGCCAATCTCTATAGTAATTATCATAGACGGCATCTAATACATTATCTAATGATTTTTCATCAGGAAAGTTTTGAAAGACATCTGTTTGTTTTAATAAAAACAAATCTTTCATAATCTCTAGTGTTATAGAATTAGCAGTTGCTGCTATCTCAGGATTTTGATTCATTAATGAAGCAAATAAAGTATTGCCTGATCTAGGAAGTGCAACTAAGAAAAATAACTTTTTATTCTGGTTTGGCGTTAAGTCCATTAGTATTATTCGCTATTGCTTCTTTCTTATTATAAATCATTTCTCCAGATTTCTTAACTCTTTCAATAGTTTGTAATTGACCAAGAACGTTAAATACTTCTGGCTGACTTGAACCTGATGTTAAGGTCTCTGCTTTGTTTTTCATAATTAAAGCATAAGAATCTAATTGATGTCTATTAACATCTTGAGTATCAAATGAACCATCATCAAATTCTTTTTTCAATGTTGACCATAATTTGATTTCTCGCATTCGGTCTTTAGCAACAAGTTGCATATTAGCAACGGCATACGTTTTTTCATCAATATCGATTTGTAGAAGTTCTCGTTTCAATTCATCTGTTTCTTCTTCTAATTTCTTTTTTAATCTTTTAAGTTTAACTTCATTTCTTCTGCATTCAAAAGATAATGACATTAAGTTTTCTAAAAAAACGTTTTGTTCTCGAACACACTGCCAATATTTTGCAGCTTTAGTTGGATACTTTGCATCTTGTAAAACAGATATTCTCATTTCTGTTTCAGTTCTAAATACTTGTTTTTTTGTCCAAGTATCTCTAAGCTCAGATGTCATTTCTTTAAATTCTTTGACATCATTTGGATCAAGCAAATTATTTAAGCTTGGTGCTTCTTTTTCGATTAGTGCGTGTATATTTCTTTTTTCTTCTGACATTATAAGTCCTTTCGGTTTAGGTAGTATATATACTATTCTAAGAAGTAGTCAAGGTTGAAGCTTGCGCGCCTGTTGGAGTTATTGGAGATCCTGCTGTCCATTCTTCAGTTGCTGCTGTATTACCTGTTGAGGCAAAACCACCAGCTACAAATCCAGAATCTCCTGATCCACCACCAGCAACTTCATATCTTGCAGTAGACATACTAGGTTGTGTAGACCAAGAAGTTCCATCATATTTTTCAGTATTACCTGTATTAGGCGGACCACTTCCACATATTACAGCATTTGTTTGTATTCCTAATTGAGAACCCCCAGCATTTCTATGTTCATCATTTGTTGAATTTGAAGTAGTCCACGTAGAACCATCCCATTCTTCAGTTTGTCTATAAGGTGACGTGTTACCACCAGTAGCTAATCCTGCAGTTTGAGTTCCAGAACCAGATAATGCAGTTCTTGCGGTATTAACATTAGATGGAGCACTTAAAGTTGTCCAATTTGTTCCATCGTAAGATACTGTTGTACTAAAAGTACTTGTTGCTGGTCTGTTGTAACCAGACGCTGCTATAGCCGCTGTCTGTGTTCCAAAACTACTCATTGCTTGTCTTACTTCAGGAAGACTATTTACAGATGTCCAAGCTGATCCATTATATTCTTCAGTAGCAGAACTAGAGGAAGGAGGAGGGTAAACATAACCACCAAAACCTAAAGCTGCAGTTTGTGATCCTGCACCACCAAGAACATATCTAGGAGAGTTCATAGATCCGCCATTTGTCCAAGACGATCCATCATATTCTTCTGTAGCAACACCTATCACTGGATATGGACTTCCACCACCACCAAAAACAAGTCCTGCTGTTAATGTTTGTGAATTTTTTCCACTTCCTGATCCTCTTCTAGCAGTATTTAAATTCCCACCACTAGCCCAAGCTGCAGCTACAGATGGACTATAAGCATCGATACTTGAAACGTATTCTTCGGTTGAATTTAAAAGAGTAGGACTAAATCCTCCAAATTTTATAGCAGAAGAACCACTTGCACCACAACCACCTAATAATCTTGTTGCAGTTGCAACATTTGTTGAGTTACTCCAATTAGTTCCATCATATTCTTCAGTATTTGCTACATCTCCAGGATTTCTTCCTGAAATAGCTAATGCGTGTGTTTGTATACCTGCACCTGCAAGTTGATATCTAGCTGTTCCCATATTGTTTACAACGGTCCAAGTGGTACCATTGTATTCTTCAGTTTGACTAGAATAAGTTGGAGAGGTAGGTGTTGAAAGTTGTCCACCAAAACTTAAAGCTGCAGTTTGTAATCCACAACCTGTATGATAAGCTTGATCTGAATTTAAATTTCCACCTGCAGTCCAAGCTGCACCGTTATATTCTTCTGTTTTATTTTTATTTGCTGGACTAGGATTACCTCCAAATATTGCTCCTGCAGTTTGTGTTCCTGCACTTCCCGTAGCATATCTAGCATTTCCTAAAGAACCACCTGCTGTCCAAGCAGTTCCATTATATTCTTCTGTATTACTAAGTGTTCCACCTCCTGGTGAATTACCTCCAGCAACTGCACCTGCAGTTTGTATTCCAAAACCTGCTCCAACAACTGTTTCTCTAGCAGTTGATAAACTTCCTCCTGCTGTCCAAGCAAAACCATTATATTCTACTGTAGAAGTTTGAACTGGAGAAGGAGCATATCCACCTGCTCCTAAAGCTGCTGTTTGAGTTCCAAGAGAAGCTAAACTACTTCTAGCACTTGGTAAATTTCCACCACTAGACCAAGCTTTAATCTGTACTAATGATTTAAGAGTACCTTCAGTCGAGTTATACCACACCTGTCCTTCGGTTGACGAATTTAACGTTGGATCCGAAGCTAAATATTTTACTCGTGTACCTCTAATTCCTGAATACTCTGACATTTAAAATTCCTTATGGGAGGGTTATATCAGTGGGTCTAGAATTCATATCGGTTTTTTGCTCTTCAGGTAAAGCATCCCACGCAGCTTGTGCAGCTTGTACTTCTGCTGTAA